ATGGTAAGCTTTTTTAAGTTGCGCCATACGTTGTTTAACACGTTCAGAATAGTCTTCTAAATTATCATTTTCTAATTCTTGTACAATTTCTTTAGGTAAAGGTTCTTTATTTTTATCTGCAGGGGGCGTGTCGTCTTCAATTTCAAGATCAATATCATCTGCTTTTGTCTCTACTTTAACCTCAGTTTTTTCTTGTTTAGTCTTTATTTCTTTTTCATCAGGTAGTTTATTCCCTGTTACTTCATCATCATCTGGATATTCAAAAACAATATCTCCATCTTTTACGTCAGCCATATATTACTCCTTATGCGCGAGTGTAGCCGCGAGGATCAGCAACAACCCCCTCAACTGTATCGTCGTTAATAATGCGGAACTCTCTTCCGTGAATTTTAAATCTAGTGCCCGCGTATGCGCGCGTTAAAACAAAATCACCTTCTTTACACCATGGACCTGTAGGAAATCTAGCCTCATCCTTATAAGCTAAGTCACCTACTTTTACTACAAATAAAACTACAGTTGAATGCTCTTCTATAGTTCTAGTTGAATCTGCTTTTACAATACCCCCTTTATATGTTTCTGCTGCATCGGGAATTGCACAAAGTATTTTATATCCTTTAGGTTCAGGTAACTGTAAACCTCTTTCTTCTATCGGTATGTCTTCTGCTTCTACTGCGTTTAACGTTGGAATAACAATCGGTCGACCATTTGCATCTAACAAATTTTTATTCATGGTTAGAATCTGATCACTCATCCGAGTTCTCCATCCTGTCTACGATGTCAGCAATAATGCCTTGTATAGTATCGCAAGCTCGTATATATCCAACAGCAGATTGGTAATGCGCATAATCTTTCGCAGAACCTTCAGCAATTGAATTTAATACATCTTTGCGTCTTTCAGCTATTTTGTTGATTAATAGCTCTAACGTTGGGTCTATCATTTACTACTCCTTTGGTTGTTGTTTATTCATTTGTTGCATTTGTATATCTTGTTGTCTTTTAGATTGTTCTTTTTGTTGATCTAATTGATTACTAGCTCTAACTGCTTCTACACCAATTTTTGTACCTTCTAATAACTGTTTAGCTACCAACTGTTTATTATCCATCATTGCACTAGCGCCTAACTGAGCACCAGCAATACGTTCTTGAGATTCAATACGCATCTTATCAAGTTCAAGTCTAGCTTGATCAGCTTGAATATCTGCTTGAGTTTTTTGCTGTTTGATTTGTAAATCTTGAGCTTTTAACTGTAACTCTTGTTGTTGCATTTGAATGATTGGATCTTGTTGCTGTTGTTGAGCTTGCTGTTGTTGTGCTTCAGAAGCAGACTTAGCAGAAAGTTTCTTGGCGGCTTCAGCCATAAGTTTAGATAGTTCAAACTCTACATCTTCTGGTAATGTTTCATCAGCTTTAGGTAGTGGGACGCCTAATTGTTCTTCAAGTTGTTTTCTATATTCAAATGCTACATGCTCATTAATGTGCGACATAGCTGCTGCTTGAATTGCATTTGCTTGAGGGTTCTGTCCTACCATTTGTAGAATCTTAGGATCTTGCATGGCTGTCATATGAACTGCAATATGTGCTTGATGGTCTTGATAAATAAATGCTTTAACAGGTTTACCATTAAGTATATTCATATTTTCAGATACAGGATCTTTTGGTTTCTGGTCATCAGATGATGGGATAAGTTTGCTAATATTCTTAACACCAAGTACTTCTAACATTTGTTTATTAAGTTCTACTTGGTCATAGATTTGTGGATTAGATTGAGCCATTTGCATCACAGCTTGATACTGAACTACTTTCTGTGACATCGTTGCAGCATTAGGATCACTCACTGGAATGACATCTACATTATCATAATCAGCTTGCTTAGCACGGCGATCACCTACTTCAGGATCATAAGAATACTCTTCTGGTGTGTAGTCACGAATAATGCCTTTAAGTAATTTAAACTCTTGCTTCATCGCATAGTAAATACGAGCTTGTACAGCTGACATTACTTTCAATGTTCTTTCTAATATAGCAAGGGTTGTACCTACTGGAGAGTTAGCACTCATGTCAGACACTTTCATATCTGCAGCTGAAGCGAAACGTCGTCCTTCATCAATAATACCATTCATTAAACTTTGTAATACTTGTGAAGGTTCTTTGTAAGGCAGCATTAAAATGTTGTCACGAATAGCACCACTTGGTACATCTACATCTCTAAATTCACCTGGAGCAATTGGAGTATCATCGCCTTTAATGCGTAGCCCACGAGACTTGAGACCTCCTGGGAGATTCGATAAAGTACCTGCATCAACTAACTGACGAAGAATCATCGTACATGATTTAGCAAATGCGCCGATTAAATGAATCAAACCAAAGCAATAAAATCCAAAGCCTGGAATATAACCGTAGTGTACAAAGTGTTGGCGCTTAGCTTTTAACTTATCATCTGGATTCCAATTACGACGAATAGATAAAATAGTCGCTGTGCCTTTTTCAATAGTGACTACATAAGGTAGCGCAATATTATCTTCACTATCACCGTTTTCTAAATCTAAATTAACATGTATTTCAAGAATCTTAAATCTATCATCTTCTGACGGATTAAATCCTAGTTTCTCTGCAATCTTTTTCTCTGCTTCATCAATATCTAAATATGGTTCGCCCAAATCTACATCACGATAAAAACCTGCTACTTGTAGTTTATGTAATTCATTCTTAGTCTTACGCATGACATGAGTCACACGCTCAGCTGTTTCTAAATTAGAAGCGCCATATGGAACTACAATATCTTCAGCTGGAACATACATCGCTACTTGACGCTCTAACGATGGATCATAATAAACTTTCTTAAATGCATTACCTGATAAACCAAGACCCCATAGCATGCGTTCGTGCTCAGGTCTATATTCAGGCATCATGTCCGTGAGCTGATAGTTCATATCATCTTTTACACGTTCAGCAGCATCTTCTTTTTCTTTTGTTTGTTTGCCAATGATTACAGTTTTAACTGGACCTGCGGCGGGAAATGTTTCCATCATGGTTTCAGCTTGGAACTTCACAAGCGCTTCTGTCATAAGAGGGTGATATACATTACAAGCACCTGGCCATGGTTCTGTTCTATCTTCTACTTTAAGACCTAGTAACTCTAAGCCATCTACATAAGTAGTTAACCAATCTTTTCTTGAATTAATATCAGCATCAAACTCGCCAAGCAAATCACCTGACAACTCTGTCAACTGACCTTCGTTCATCTCTTCTGCTAAGTTAGCATTAAACTCATCATTAGCATCATCTTTACCAGGTACGATAGTAATCTCCATACTGCCGTCATCAAGTGTTACTGAATCTGGATTTTCAATTTGAATACTTAACGCCGTCGTTTCTGGATTTTGTGGATCTTGATCTAATCCCATCGGAGCTTGGTATACACTTTTATCTATATTAGTTGCCATAATTATTTCCTTTTAAGCTTTGCTGTATTTGTTTTTGGGTTATATGTAAACGCATTAGTTGGTTTACTTAATCTTTTAGATGCTCTATCTTTTGCGCGTTCTTCTGCAGTCATTGCGTTTCTTTTTAAACCCTCAGCCGTAAATGTTTTACCATCAGCGTTAAGTTGTCCTCGTTTTTGTAAAATAGAAATAGCAGTATCACGATTACCTACTTGAGCAGCTAACCTATCTATTAACTGATTTTTTCCCATAAACTTTTGTGTTGTCATATTGAGTACAGTCTATTCCTAGAACTTTTAAATGTTTTAATTTCATCTGCTTCATCGCTAGGTAGTTTAATAAATCCACCCTGTCTAAATCTTATTAATGCTAATGTTGTACTATCTACCAAGTCATCGTTGGCACCACTAGGAAAATCATTACATTCTTCTATGACTTCTTTAGCCCATCGTCTATCAGGTGCCCACACAATGCCACTTCTAAATAAATCAGATACTGCATTGACTCGACTAATCTTATCTTGGCCTTTACCTGGTGTAAACTCCCCTACCGGTATACCCATACGTCTAAACTCTTGATATAAGGCTGCACCATTAGATTTCTTTTCAACTAAAAATGAATCAGGTTCCCAATCTTTGTACTCTTGTATACAAAGTTCTTTGAGCTCAGGAAACTCTAGTCGTTGCTTAATTGAGTTTAACAGTATTATATTATAGTTATTCGTTTCTTCGTTAAAAAAGACGCCCCAAGTGGTGAGCGCGTTATAGTCCGCTCTATTATTTGCCTCCTGGGCAGCATCTAAACTCATAATTGTAAATTCACAATCAGGTGGATCTTCTTCTTCCCATATATTCCACCACTCTCTTTTAATCAGCGCACCTTCTTCTGATACTGGATTCTGTAAGTACTGTGAGTTCAG